GCTATACTGACCTTCGCGCAGGTGGGCGCGGAGTATTACCAAGAGCACCAGGTGCGCCTGTTCAACCTTGTAATTTTAGTGCTGTCATGCCTCGCGCTGTTCCTATGACCCGAAAGAAGCTCATCGCCCGCCTTGATAAAGTCTTTTCCCAATGGGTACGGAGCAAGGACGCCGATCACCGCGGGTATGTCCAATGCTTTACCTGCGGGGTGTTTAAGGATTGGAAGACGGTCGATGCAGGACACTTCCAGAGCCGGGCCAAGTTCGTGACCCGGTGGGACGAGATGAACGTCAAGCCCCAGTGTAAGAAGTGCAACGGATTCCGCAGCGGCGAGCAGTACCTCTTCGCCCGGCACCTCGACAGGGTGTACGGGGAAGGCACAGCCGAGCAGATAGAGCAGCTATCCAACACGACGAAGAAGTGGAGCAACGAGGAACTCGAAGCGCTTATCGACGTCTATAACCGCAGATTACGGAAATTGTGACGCTGGACGGATACCTCGCCCGGAACTACGACGACCTACTCCAGGCCGCGTATCGCATCGCGGGCAAGGACGGGCCGGACCTACTCCACGAGGTAATCCTTCAACTCTACCAAACCAAACAGGACACAATCGACGGGCTCCTAGAGCGGGACCAAATGAAATACTGGGTCTTGAGGGTCATGGTCAACAACTACAACTCAAAGACGTCCCGGTATCATTACAAGTGGAGGAAGGACATCGAGCGCCGCCGCAAGTTCTCCCGGCACATTGTCGACTGGTGGGATGGCGACGGGGTAGCAGCCCACCGGGACGAGCTCCTGACGCACATCGAGGAGCGCCTAGCCGACCTGCCTTGGTTCGATGCGGAAGTCTTCGCGATATATTTCGAAGAGGGACACACCCTCGATTCCTTTGCTGAGGCGACGGGCATCAGCCGCCACAAACTATACACCACAATACGACGTGTCAGAAAAGAAATCCAAGGGGCTCGGCGACAAGATCGCAAACCTGACGAAGGCGACGGGAATCGATAAGCTGGTCCACGCCGTCGTTGAGGACTGCGGGTGTGACGAGCGCCGCGCCAAATTGAACGCCCTCTTTCCTGGTCGCAATGTGGAGATGGAAGCCGAGGACGTGACAGCCTTCGAGGAGCTGCTCCCAGCTATCGAAAGGGGCAGACTAAACCGCGCACAATCGCGCACCATGTACGACATTTTCAACCGGACCTTCAGCGCAAGGGAGAAGCCGTGTAATTGCACAGGCAAGAACAAGCGCATGGTCGAACAACTACAGAGAGCCTATGAGTATTCGTGTAAATCTTAAGACATGGAGCAACTACCCCGACGCGGTAAGCAATAACGCGAAGCGGGGGATCGAGCTCAACGAGCAGGTAAGCAATAAGTGCGCCACCCAAGTCGGAAAAGTCAGGGCCCAGCAGCTCGCCAAGGGTGAGCCGGTGTCTTTCGATACCGTCCAGCGGATGTATTCATATCTCAGCCGCGCGGAGGAGTATTACGACGAGTCAGACACCAAGGCTTGCGGTACTATTTCGTATCTTTTATGGGGCGGGAAGGCCGGCAAGAGGTGGGCCGAGAAGATCATGAGGGAAGAGGGTAAGCTGTGAGGAAGGTCGTCTATCAACGCATCATCGAGAGGGACGGGAGGAAGTACCTGGAGACGGGATTCGAGGAGCAGACCCCCAGCGGATTGATTAAGACGGCAAGATTTGAGACCTACCACGACCCCAACAACCAAACTGAATTGTTTTGAAGAAGTTCAAGAAACTGTTTACCAAGATCCACGAACAAGACGGCAAGAGGTGGGAGGCCACGACGTGGGACTGCACCCCGCCCGGACACGAGGACGCCTATAATTTGAGCCGCACCGAGTGGAAGCTCCTCACGGATAAGCCTAGCCAAATGAACCTGTTTTGAAGATCATCACCGCCGGACAGCTTGACGGATACCAAAGGAGGAAAGACCGCACCGTCTCCCTCCGGTTCATAACGCAGGAGAAGACCAGCGGAGAGATAGCAGACATCGACCGCCTCGTGGACACCTTCGGCATCCTGTACTTCAGGGGACAGGAGAGACTCAACCGGGAAGAGGTGGACGAGCTGGACGCCGTGGAGCTCGACCTCTACGATGAACCCAAGAGCCAAAGCCAACGCCTGCGCAACGTGCTGTATAAAGTGTGGGAGCAAAACAAGGAGGGCACATTCAAAGAGTTCTATCGCCACGAGACAGAGAGGATAATCCAGCACTACAAGAACAAACTGGACATATGAAAGACTACGCCTACCGCGTGACCTTCTACGCATATATGGGAATCTTTGCCCTCCTGCTATATTTGGCTGTCTATGGCTGAAATCTACCGCGCTGTCTTTACCTGCCCCGATCACGACGAGAGAGAGGTGTGGTACGTCTCAAGCAGGCAGGCCGCGCAAATGATGCTCTCCCGCCACATTAGGACAGTAGCAAGCAGCAGCATAGCCGCCAAGTACAAAGACGTAGACTACGACATGACCATCACTTCCGTCTTCGCAGGCAATGAGGACGCAGGGTATGACCCAAGAAATTGACAGGAATGGACCTACAACTAAGCGGAAAGCAAAGGGCAATGATAGAGGCCCTAAAATTGACACACGGCGAAGTGTCCTCAGCGTGTCGTGCGGTTAAAATTTCTCGGCAGACGCATTATAACTGGCTTGATTATCCGGCATACGAAAAGGCTGTCAACCTTTATGAACTCAACAGTTCAGCAATAAAAGCGGCAGTCATGTTGGACCAGACGCAAGACAAGGATATAAACGGATATGTCTATTTAGTGCATTGCGTAGGGACCGACCTTTACAAGATAGGACGATCGAAGTTGAACTATTCTGCCCGATTATCATCTTTACAAACGGGTTGCCCTTATGAGCTGTCGATGATTCACGCGGTTCATTGCGACGCATACGGTAGGCTAGAGAAACTTTTGCATCAAACGTTCAAGGATAAGCGCGTGAGAGGTGAATGGTTCGAGCTATCGGACTGCGAGAAAAAAAGCGTGGTGTCTTTGATGCAACGAGAGAAACAAATGCAAACGGTGTTGAACCTATGACTGACAGCCTCGGACATACTAAAAAGGCGATGATTGAAGCCCTGGAAAAGTCATTGGGCATCGTTACTCAAGCCTGCAAGGTGGTGGGCATTAGCCGGGACACTCATTACCGATGGATGAAGGATGACGAGGAATACAAGCAGGCGGTCCAAGACTTGGGAGACGTGGCCCTTGATTTCGCCGAGAGCAAACTCCACAAGCTGATAGATTCGGGCAACCCAGCCGCGACGATATTCTACCTCAAGACCAAGGGCAAGCACCGGGGGTATGTGGAGAGGCAAGAGATAGCCGTCGCAGAAAAGAAGCCGCTCTCCTGGTTCACCGATGACAACGCGGACGTCTCATGAGCAAGGCCGACAAGCTATACCGCAGACATTCAAAGGAGGTGCTCGAACTATTGCTTCGGCAGCGTGGCATACCGTACACCGTGCCAAGTTCTGGGTGCTACAAGATTTACGGAGGCGTGTATCATTATTGGTCCAAGGGATATGCGAAATCGGGTTGGCACTATTACGACAGCCACAAAGCATTTTTGGACAGCCTGTGAAGCAGCCCGCCACATATTACCACGTCAAAGGATGCGACACCCGGATACAAATCCACCAAGGCGGGACGCGATCGGGCAAGACGTACAGCATCCTGCAGAGTATCGTGGAGCTGTGTTACAAGAATGAGAACGCCGGGGCCGTCATCACCATCGCCCGGAAGACATTCCCCGCGCTAAGGGCGACAGCGATGCGGGACTTCTTCGAGATACTCGAAAGGGAGGACGCATATAACCCCGAACAGCACAACAAGTCAGAGGCCAACTACGTCCTGTTTGGCAACCTCGTGGAGTTTATTAGCGTAGACCAACCCCAAAAGGTGAGGGGCCGCAAGAGGTCAATCCTGTTTATCAACGAGGCCAACGAGCTCTCCCTTGAGGACTGGAGGCAGCTCCTACTCCGTACCAC